GCAAAATCCATCAGAGGATTAGTATCCACTTGAGGTGCGACACCATGTTCCTGTTCTGAATTCACTTGTTGCTCAGTCTCATTAATACACATAAATCTATTGTACAACCACAACAATGGTGGTGTTGTTACAAATACTAATATACTTTTCGCGCCATCCAGCGCTTGTGCACTCACAGTGTGCACCAAACTTGACAAAGGGGAATTTTGACTACGTGACCCCCTACTACACCAATAATAAATAGGAAACAAATAAAATACGTAAATACGCGTCTCTACCTACCAAACTTCTCATGCCACGCCTCGGCTCGCGCGGTGAAAGTAAATTTGGTGGCAGGAAAAGTGATGCCGATTTTGGTTCCAAGCTGTATAGCTTTTTGCCTAAAGTCCTCATAGACTTCGGAACCGTGAAGCATAGCTTCGGCAAGCATTGTGGCAACAACACTCATGATGTGCTCAGTATCAGTAGCCACAGAAGGTATCCTAGCGTAGAGCGGTTTGCGCAATGAGTCCAACTCAAGCGCGCCGACTTCGACGCCCAACTCCGGAACATAGTTCGACTTCCGTTTCAAAAAATCGGCTTGGTCTTCACTGAGAAACTCTGTGAATTCTGCGTCTTTTTGTGGAGGAGTGATGACAATGTTATGTCTAGCACACCAGTCACGGAAGTAAATGTTGCTGTAGGGTATTGGACACGCCTCTGTTCTACAACCAAGTGCGTCATCGCCGTAGTGGGTTTCATGAATACATTCACGAAAAGTTTTGGTGGGCATTTCACCTCGCGTGGTTAACCACAGCTCACAAAAAGCGCATCTTGAAAGGAGCGCGTTGATGATAGAGTTTAAAATCGTAGTAAGGTTGTGACCCGAAGGTACACTACCTATGATCATCAGCAACGTTCGATTGTAATTGATGATCGGGTTTCCAAACTCATCAGTGAGCGTGATCATGTCAACCAACTCTTCAATGGTATATCGCAACTTGAAACCTAAGCGGAACATGATTGCAAGAGCTGTTGCAAGCATCTTGAAGTCTGGGAACTTATCGAATGCTTTGAAATCGTACCCGAGCAACATCTGGACATTCTCTTTGACATAATCCATTAGAATCTGCCAGTTCGGTCCAGAGCAGTCAAGACCGACAGCAATTTCTGACTCAATTGGGTGGTTCTGTAGGAAAGCCACAATAGGGAGAAACAACCTGCGCACTTC